AGAAGGTGGAGTAGCAGTAATCATACCAACAGACACTATTGAAGCCTGTATGAAAGACATACCAACAGGTGCAGAGTATCACATTGTAGAAGATTCAGAAGTACCATCAGATAGAACATTTAGGGATGCGTGGATATGGGAATAACAGTCAACATAGACAAAGCTAAAGACATCGCAAAAGATAGGCTACGTGCAAAACGTGAGCCATTGCTTGAAGCACAAGATGTATTGTTCCAACTAGCATTAGAATCAGGTGATAATACTACGGCTATCGTAGCAGAGAAACAAAGGCTTCGTGATATTACTAATCAGGTAGACAGTATGACTACAGTAGATGAATTGAAAGGAGCAAGTATTTAATGGCTAGCATTAAACTTAAAGGCGATACATCTGGTGAGTTAACGATACAAGCACCTAGTGTTGCAGGTACTAACACATTAGATCTTCCTGCAAGTAGCGGTACACTGCTAACAACAACTGGTAATGGTTCTCAATTAACAGGGCTACCTAACTCTTACGCAGGCACAAAGAACAGAATCATCAACGGTAATATGGCTATTAACCAAAGAGGAAGTGGTGCATTAGAAAATGGATTTTTAGTAGATAGATTTAGTATAGGTTCTTCTCAAGCATCTAAAGGTTCTGCAACAGTACAAACTGCTGATGTCCCTGCAAAATTTACTTCGGCTTTAAAATACACATCATCAACTGCTTACTCTGTATTAGCTACTGATTATTTCTTTGTTACCCAAAAAATAGAAGGGAATAATATAGCTGATTTAAATTGGGGAACATCAAATGCTCAAACTATTACTTTGTCTTTTTGGGTTAAGTCTTCTCTAACTGGCACATTTGGTGGAGCATTAAGAAACAGTGCATTTAATTACAACTATCCATATACTTATACCATATCTTCTGCGGATACATGGGAAAAGAAATCAGTTACTATAACTGGGCCAACCAGTGGAACTTGGTTAACTAACAACGGAACAGGTATAGATGTATGGTTTAGTTTAGGTATGGGAACTACTTATTCTGATACAGCAGGTGCATGGACAACTACAGTAGGGCTTGGTAGTGCTACTGGTGCAACATCTGTAGTAGGCACATCAGGAGCTACATGGCTAGTAACAGGCGTACAACTAGAAGTAGGCACTACAGCGACAGACTTTGAGAATCTACAATATACAACACAGCTACAGTTATGTCAGAGGTATTATTATGCTACATCTTCAGCTTTTATAGCTGCTACAGCTACAACTCTTTGTTATAATCTCCAATTTCCAGTAACTATGAGGGCTACTCCAACGGAAACCCATTCATATGTAGGTGTTGTTAATGATGTATATAATATTATTACCGCTGCTACTCCCACATTTGTGCCTAATGGAAATTTTCCAATAAATACTGGGATGAAATTTGCTTATGACTTTGATGCGGGTCTTACTGCTGGACAGCCTTATCAAACTGACTTTACTTTTAGTGCGGAGCTATAAATGATTGAAACTGTAAAAAATATGGAAGATGCAAACGGAACACTTACTGGATACTTTGTTAATGGTACTATGTCTGTTCCACTAGATGAAGGTAACACAGACTACCAAACAGTACAAGAATGGATTGCAAAAGGTAACACACCAGAAGAGGCTGATTAATGTTTGGCTTTCAATCATTCTCGGAAGCTCCTTATAGTACCGCAGGTGGAGCAGTTGCCAAACTAGGTTCTGCATCTATCACAGGTGTAGGCACAGTTGTAGCTAACTCTACAAGGGTAAGAAGCTCATCAGGCTCTATATCCGCTATAGCTACGCTAACAGCTGACGGCATTAGAATACGTCTTGGATCAGGAGATATTACTGCTACAGCATTAGTGTCAGCATTAGGTGGCCTAGTTAACGATGCTAACGGATCTATCACTGGAAGAGCTACAGTTACCTCTAATGCAGTTTATATAGCATTCGGTGAAGGCAACATAAGTGGTGCTGCAACGCTCACAGTGGCTCTCTCAGGCTCTATCATATACTCTAATGCAACTATTGCTGCTGAAGCTACATTAACCGCAGACGGCTTTAAAATAACCTTTGGTGATGCAAGCATTACTTGGACAGCAGAGTTAACCGCTCTTGGTGGATTAGTTGCAAATGGTCATGCAAGTGTAGAAGGCATAGCAACAATAACTGCCTTCTCAAGTGTAATTAAGTTTTTTGATGCTTCCATTACTGCAACAAATACCGTAACCGCAAAAGGATACATACTTGGTGAGGAGTGGAGTGATGTAACGTATGACACAGAGGCATGGACTACTACCGCTCCTGGAAGTAGTGTTTGGACAGATTCAACAGTAGGTGATAACGATTGGAAATTAAAAGGATAAAACATGGCAAAAACTAAAATATCAGAATACGATTCAAATGCTTCAGGAAATACCGATATTAACGGTATTAACATAAATGAAGGGTGTCCCCCCAGCACGATCAATAACTCAATTAGACAGTTGATGTCGGCATTAAAGAATATGATTACAGGTGCTGATGGCGATAGTATGGTTGTGGGAAGCAACCTTACCGTAAACGGCACTACCGTATTGACTGGTAATGCTACTGCTCCTACGCAACTAGCTACCGATAACTCTACAAAAATAGCAACAACAGCTTATGTACAAACAAAGACTGGAGCATTAGGCACAATGTCAGCACAGAACGCTAACGCTGTAGCTATAACAGGTGGAACAATAACAGGTGCTACTGTTGGCGGTGTAACTATTGGTACTAACGCAGGTGGAGTAAAAACGGTATCTACCAGTTCACCTACAGGTGGATCTAATGGCGATATTTGGTATATTGTTTAATCATGAGTATATACGTCAAAGATGATGGTACTTATAAAAAGTCTAACTTTATCCATGTTAATCAAAGCGGAACTTGGTCTGAAGTAAAGGCAGTATTTGTTAATGATGGCGGTGTATGGAAAGAGGCATATGTTGTAGAGGTTAATGTTAGCCTAGATGGGTTAGTACAAGACTTTAATTTGTGGAATCAAGTGGTATCACAGATTGGCACAAAGACTTACAAGATTATTGCTAACGTCACTATGGCTACTGGAACTAACATTGTATCTACATCTAACACATCCCCTGCCTTTAATGTAGGGTCTTTTCCAGCCAATAGTATTATTAACTTAAATGTTAGTAGCGGATCAAGCATTACTGGCCGTGGTGGCAATGGTGGTAAAGGAAGTAACTCTGAAGGGTGGGCAGGAACTGGCTATGCAGGTAGTGCTGGTGGAACAGCTATTTACACTAGACACACACTTAACCTTACCAACAACAACCTTATAGGTGGCGGTGGTGGTGGTGGTGGTGGCGGATCAGGCAGAGTAGTTTATCATGGTGCTGGTAACGGTGGCGGTGGTGCAGGTGGCTACCATAATGCAACAAACGCTAACTTACAAACCCCTCCAACTGGAACTGGAAGCACGGCTATACCTGCTGGATATGGCGGTATAGGTGCAGGAATAAATTGTGATAGATATTGTGCTCCAAGAGCTGGTGACGGAACATTAACAACAGGTGGTGCTTTTAGTTATGGCTCTACTGGTTCAGATAGACCAGGCGGTAACGGTGGTAATTTAGGTCTTCCTGGTGCTAACGGTTCTCAACAAGCTGGTTATACACTATACGTTGGTGGAGCAGCTGGTAAAGCAATAGATGGCATCTCTTACACTAACATCATAACAGCAGGCTCAATACTAGGAGGTCAAGTAAATTAATGTCTAACCAAAGAATCCAGTTTACTGAATGGCTACCAGATCAACCTGCTAATGCAGGCTCACTAAATGATGCTAAAAACGTATTCCCTGTAGCTATAGGATACGGTGCATTTCCTAGTGCAGAAGATTACTCTAACTCTGCTACTGAAAACCTTAACAGTGTCTTTGTTGCCAAGTATGGTGATAACGTACAAGTGTTTGCAGGTAGTGCTACAAAGCTATTTGTTTTAGATAACACCACACTTAATTTAATTGATGCTTCTAAAGCTGGTGGTTATGGTGGTAACAGCACATGGAGATTCGAACAATTCGGTCAAGTGGTGCTTGCTACCAATAATTCAGAAATAATACAGGCATGGACTATTGGTGTATCCACAGTCTTTGCTGATGTTTCTGCAACAGCACCTGTAGCAAAAGATATAGCGATTGTTAGAGACTTTGTATTTGCTGGTAACATTTCTACTGGCGATGAATTTGACAAAGTACAGTGGTCCGATATTAATGATGAAACCGATTGGGTGTCTGGCCCTACATCACAATCTGACTACCAAATTATTGCTGATGGCGGTAATATACAGGCTGTTACAGGTGGTGAGTTTGGTATTATATTCTTAGAAAAGTCACTGGTAAGGGCAAGCTACGTTGGCAGCCCACTTTTTTTCCAGCTAGACAGTATTTCTAGCGGATTAGGTTGTTTAGAGGGTAACTCGGTAGCACAGTATGGTAACTTGAGTTTCTTCTTATCTGATGATGGTTGGTATAGCACCGATGGTCAAACAGTTAACGGGATTGGAACGGAGAAGGTAGACAGATATTTCTTTGACCATGCAGACCTTACACAAATTAATACAATTAGTGCAGCAGTTGACCCTATTAAAAACTTAGTAGTATGGAACTACGCTAACGTAGAAGGTGATAGAAGTATCTTGATCTACAATTGGCAACTACAAAAATGGTCAAGAGCTGAAACTATATCCGATGTAGTTGGTACTATTGCTAGTACAGGAACAACATTAGAAGGACTAACATCCTCTCTTGGTTACACCGACATAGACACTATGCCTGCATCATTAGACTCACGACTGTTTGTTGGTGGTAAGTTCTTATTTGCAGGTGCTAAAGATGCTAAAGTAATGACATTTACAGGCACAGCTATTACCCCAACATTAGTAACCACAGACGTAGAGGTAGGTTATAACTCCGTAGCAACCCTAGCAAGACCACAGATAGACAATGGTACTGCTAATGTAGCCGTAGCAAGCCGTAGAGAGCTTGATGACTCTATTGAGTTTAGTGCTTATGTACCTGCAACTTCTGAAGGTAGATGTAGCCTACGTAGTGCTGGTAGGTATCACCGATTCTCTGTACAACCTACAGGAAACTGGACAACTGCTATGGCAGTAGACGTAGAACTGAAAACACAGGGTAACCGTTAATGACTAGAATGTATCGTAAGTTACCATTTCAAGGTGGTGACCCACGTTTAGTATCAGAAGTGGTGAACAACTTGGTAGAAGGCAAGTCTAACAATACAGGGGAGATTACGCTTAACACAGGCGGTGCTACTACTACAACACTGTTTAATGAACGTATAGGCTTTGAGTCT